TACAGGAAAGTCCTGCGCTGAAACCTCTGCTACACGGAATCCACTTTCCCGAGGTTCCATTGGGGAAATTAAAGCTTTCATAATCACCTCGATTAGTAGTATTCGTAGACTATCACAACACCATTGGCACCAGTAGCAGCATTGTTTGTGCCGCTGCTGAACCCGCCTCCGCCTCCACCGCCGTATAGCGAGTTAAGCGCAGATCCAGCCGAGGTACTCTTAGCGCCAGTACCAGCACCAGAATATCCAAAACCAGAAATACCGCCATCAGTTGCAACACCAGTCGCATCAACAGCTTTAGCGCCCTCGATGTTGATGCCTTCGGCAGGAGTGTTGGAGAATGTTGATGTACCAAGTCCACCACTTCCACCAACAGAAGAAGAAGTAGCAGGAGCAGCGCCATCAAACTTTTGACCGCCACCACCACCAGTAGCAGTAACGTGTGAGCCAAAGGATGAACTACCACCCGTACCACCGTCAGTGTTGGTTGTACCTGTCTTAGATGCTGTGCCACCAGCGCCAACAGTAACAGTCTCGGTAGCGCCAAGGGATGCAGCAAGAATTAACTTGCGAGAGTAACCGCCACCACCGCCACCAGCACCAGAGTTAGTTACTTTACCTTGTGTGCCGCGAGTAGAGCCGCCGCCACCACCAGCAACTACCTCAACAACCACAGCCTTCAGGCCAGTGTTCTTAGTCCAAGTACCGCTAGAAGTAAAGACTTCGAGGGACGGAGGATCTGCTGTAAATGTGATATCACCAGTTGCGCCGTTGAAGCTTAGTACGCCTGCGTTATCAATAGTGATATCACCATCCGGTGCGCTTACAGTAATGCCATCGCCAGCCGTTACCGACCATACACCTTCGTTGTAGATTACAGGATTACCAGCAACCCCATTGCCATCGTCAACACTGATACCAGCATTGCCAGCAGTAATAGTACGAGCGGTTGATACGTTGGCTGCTGTGCGTACCATAATACCGTTGGCAGCAGGGTCTTGAACCACATCAAGATTTGCTCTAGCATCACCTTCATTGCTTGCTCCTGTACCACCTTGAGACACGGGTAGGTCAACGATGTTCTCACCCTCAGCAGCAGCAGCAAAACCAGCAGCAGTCGGGCGTAGTTCAAACTTGTCGCCACCAACATAAGCGTTGGCAGATGTTCCTTCTTGGCCGCGCACCGCAGTCATCACGTCACCAACACGAGCGGTAACTTTTATGATCTCTATGTTGTTCGATGAATCAACAAGAGTTGCGTAAAAGTAATCACCAGCACCCAAAGTAGGGAACAGTGAACCGCCGCTGGAGGCAACCGTGATAGTCGTAGCTACGGCTGAGATGGAACTTGCTAGAGTAGTACTAGCATTGTTAGTCCATTTGATTGCCATTCGTTATGCTCCTATTAAGCTGCGGTTACAGTCCAAGTGATAGTCATCGCATCAGACGCACCCTTGTTCACAACAGCAAAGGTTGTGTGGCAAAGCATTGTGCCGCCAGAACCAGCGTTGAATATGCCAGCCTCTTCCAGTGAGCCAGTACCAACGCCAGCACCAAACGATGCAACATAGGTTACAACATTGTCAACGGCTGTGGAGGATGACAGGGCTTGACGAGCCAACTCATTACCGAGGGCTGTGTCACCAGCGGCAGGGGTTGTGCCATCATCACCAACAGCCATGTGCGACATAACAGCAGAAGCTGTACCGACCATACGGCTGGCAATGAAGTCAAGACCAACGTCAACGACTAGGTTATGGATCTCGCGCTTGTCTTTCAGATCACCAGTTACGGGATCAAATACTTCAATGAGGACATCGCCTTTCAGCTTGAAGTTCTCAGTTAACATTAGGTATCTCCTTATGGGCCATTCAGAGTGAAGAAGTTCAGAACATAATTGTTAAGCAGTTGAGCCTCAGCAGAAATGATTTGTACAACCACATTTTCTGAGAAGCTAAAAGAGTCACCAGTTACGTTCTTGTAATAGTGCCTAGCGTCGGCATCCGTTATTGTTGCCGAGTCTGCCAGAGGTCTACTGAACTGCTTACTCAGTGCCTCAGTTACGATGCTCGTATCATTGAAGCTACGATCGAATTGTACTACCCTAGTGAATACATCAGATGCACTAAAGCTTTCAACTAGAGGCTTTGCCATATCTTTGGCCGCTGCATCTGAGAGAATAGATTCATCCTGTAATGCTTTGGATATATCTCTCGTCTCAGAGTCGGAGGTTGATACGGTATCAGCTACTGCTTTAGCTACGCTTCTTGTATCACTATCACTTATTGCAAAGGTGTCGGACGCAGGTTTAGCTAAACTCTTTGACACAACGTCATTGAGTATGGACTCGTCGGACATTGATTTGTCCACGTCCTTAGCCAAGCTCTCAGTAGCGTCAACCGCATCAGAGAGTGATTTATCTACATCAATGATGTTGGTATCAGATATCGCAACACTATCAGAGAAACTTCTTAGTATGACAATTGTCACTAAGATAACATCAGTAACACCATAGGAATCACTGAATGGTTTCTCAACAGCTTTAGCCGCCGCATCGTTGCTAGAGAAAGAATCAGCCCTTGGTTTTGCTATAGAAAGGGAGATACTATCGTTTGCCGATACTACGTCTTGATAGAGCTTGTACCATCCAGCCTCATCGAGATAGGATGTAGCGTCTATCAAAGCAGCTTGAATCGCTGTTTGCGGTAACTCTATTGATACCGTTGCGGTTCCGACAGCAGCAAACAGAGAGGCCGAAGCCTTTGCCCGTTCGATGACTACATTCACCGCTTGGACACTAATGCTGCTTGCTACCCTTACTTCTGAGACTAGGGCTGAGGCGAGGACGGAAGATACCGTCACTCCCATCTTAGAACTCCGAACGTAGTTTAAACTTTAGTAAGTCGTAGACAGTCTGTATTGAACCGTCTTGGAACGTGATTTCAATTTCGCCTTCGTACTCACCGGGTGGGCCATCAAGTGCTGTAGGTTCTGTAGTCCAATAAAAGGCTACGACACCGCCAGCTCCATTTGTTACCACGCCAGTAATTGTGGCTGTTAATACGGTAGCTCCAACTTGTCTGAACTTTAACAGTACTGTGGCACCAGTGATGTTGATTGCATCGCCAGTGGTTTCGTCTGTTAGTGTGCAGATCAAGGTAGGCTTCGTATCACCTTGAACTAGCTTGATCTTGTCCGTCATTAGATTCTCCGAATTTTTACATGCTTACTAACGCGCACATAGTTCTTCAGAGCGCGATCCCTAGCCACGTTCAATCCAGCAGTGTACAGAGCTTGACGAGCAGCAGCTAGTTTGAAGTCTGTGTAAGGCTTGTCATGAGACATGAACATCCTAGCTAAAGTGCCGTGAGCTATGATCTCTGCATAGTCTTCGTAAATAACATCGTCAATAGATGAAGTGCTACGAGTTGGCTTTAACGCTACAACTAGAGTCATAGCATTGGCAAGTGTTTCATTAGGGATTGGATAAACAGAAAACGTATCAGCATCTTTCTGCCATACGTTCCGCGGATCTTCACGCCTTACTGGTGCATCTGCTGCATTTGGATTGTACGCAGCAGGAGTATTGATCTCATCAAATGAGACGGGGGTAAGCTCCCTACCTTTGTACCAGCCCTTCAGGATCTTTGTGACTTTCTTATCCTTAGGTGGCTCAAGGTCATAGTCAGATACATCGACAATCCCTGTGACAGGATCGAGTGTGGTTTGCAGGATCAAAGACTTTTCGCAGAAGTCAATGATTGTGTTTTTAATTTCTAGTAGTGCCATGTCTACGTTCGCAGATGGAACGTGAGGCATAACATTATCTAGGAAGTCGCTATGG